CAAGATTGTGCCGGGAATAATCTAAATAGGGAAAAAATTAAAATTGTCCATGACAGAGTATATTCTCCTCATTTACTGGGGTCGTATATCCTCATTTCCGAACTTCGGCGAATCATTGAAATCGCCGACAAACTTTTGATAAGATGAACATTGACAATCTAATCAAAAGCCTGGGAATTATCCCGGAAGGTGAAGACGAACACAGTTGGTTAATTAAATGGAATAACGGTGAATGGTGGATTGAAAATTCAATGGATAGCGGTAGCGAACCCCTACGCCAATGGCTTGAAAGGGAACTGAACATCACCGACCAAAAGAAAGGGGAACTGCCAACGGAGGAAGAAATGAAAAATAAACTTGCTATTGAACTTATTGCTAGGTTTGCAAATGTTTACGGCGGCAGAAATGGAAAATGGCGGGAACCATTAAAGAAATCATTTATAGATGGTGGACTTTTTATGTATAACTGGCTTAAATCAAAAATCAATCATGGAAAAAAGTAATTCCGCAAAAATAATAATCAATGGTAAAGAACACCTATTCAATGGCAGGGAATTGGTACATCTTACGTACATGAGAATTATAGGATTGGCGTATCCGGGTAAATATACGTTCATAACCAGCCGGGAGCAGATTCCCATCCACTCAATTACCTATTCAGGAGCGCATGTTGCTAAAACCAAAATAGACGAATACAATAAAAAGGAAGATGGAATTTTACATAATGGGCAGATAGTGGTTTGTAAAACAGGAACAATAATTAATTGTCACATAACAAATAACGCATAATCATGGAAAAGAGTAAAGAGGAAATATTGTTAGATACGATGCGCTGTACTATTACAGAAGAAGCAGAGGATATTAACGAAAACTATTACTTCAAATGGGATGATGTCTTAACGGTGATGGAAGCCTACGCCGCCCAAGAGAAGAAAGCCTATGCCCGGCAGATGGTGGATAAATTCTTCAATTCAACTTATGAATTATTGGTTAACGATATTTATGAGGCCGCAAGGGTTCACAAAAATATTAATGAATTACATCAATGGCTCACCGATCAGGGACTAACTCCCCGGAGTCAGGAAAACAATTTTAAACATGAGGATGGTGATGAAATAATCGAATTACTTAAAGAGAGAGAAAAAGAATTATATGAGACGAGTGATTTTGATCGGGGCATCAAAGAGGGATATTCAAGGGCAATTCAAATAGCATATAAAATATATAAATGGCGAGAACATTTTAAAACAGGAGAGAAAATGAAACCAACATATTCAGCATAACACGGAGCGAAGATATGAAAAAGCCTGAAAAGGAAATAAAGCTAATAACAGAACGCGCAGAATCATATTTTATAGGCAGGGAGCTATGCGAAGAATATGGGATAAGTGTTTCGGCGCCCTTTTATGGATTCAAGGGAGAGATAATAGCCTGGCCAATAAACATAGATGACGTTTTTTCCCGCGATCTACACAATAGGTTACTTCCAAATATACGCGGGTGGTATTACTTGTTTTTTAATAATCAGTTAGTTTATATTGGGATGAGTACGTGTATTAAAAATAGATTAATCGGGCATTATAGGGACAGGGACATGCCGTTTACTCATGTTATTTGGTTTCCCGCCGACTGCTATAAGCCAGGAATGTCAATAAAGGAGATCTTGGAAATCGAGCAAAAGATGATAGGGATATATAGGCCTGTTTTAAATTCAGCAGGATTAAATAGTGTCTAAATGAAATTGAAAAAGCCTAAAACGTTCTTTAAACCCCTAACCTCCCGATCAAAGGAGATCGGAAAGCTGGTTGTAAGTAATTCCCGGTTACTGGCTTCCGGGATTAATTTATCCGTATTTATTTGAAATTGTCATTTTTGCGTATATTTGAGATATGCCGGCAGGAAGGCCAAAGAAATTCAAGACTGTCGCCGAATTGGACAAGGCGATAGATCACTATTTTAAAGTTAAGAAGGATCATCCCACGATCACCGGCCTTGCGCTGGAATTGGGATTTACCAGCCGCCTGGCGCTGATCAGGATTGAGGGTTACGGCGAAGAATTTAGTAACTCTATAAAAAGGGCAAAGCTACAAGTAGAGAATTTCTATGAGGAACAACTAACCAAGAATAATAGCTCGGGGGCCATATTCGCCCTGAAAAATTTTGATTGGAGAGATCGCCAGGATATTGACCACACGACCGGCGGCGAGAAAATAACCATAACCCTGACAGATGCCAAACATTGAAATCCAGAAAGGGGCAGTATTCAATAAAACACACCAGGCATTTAGAGGAGGCAAAAAGATAATCATTCACAAAGGCGGCACAGGTTCTGGGAAAACCTATGACCTGATGATATTTTTTGCTTTCATGATCGCCTTGCAGCAAAAGGACAAGATCATTACTATTGTTTCCGAATCCAGGCCGCACCTTGAAATCGGAGTAATCCGGGTACTCAAAGACCTGATGAAGAAAGTGGGATTATTCTCTGATGACGACTGGAACATATCAACCAGCCGGTATAACTTCCCAACAGGATCAATCATTGAATTTTTTTCAGCCGACAGGATTCATAAGGCGGTAGGGGCCAGGAGGGATTACTTGTTTGGCAATGAAATCAACTCTTTAAAGTTTGAAGTCTGGGACGAGCTGGCCCGAAGGAGTGAATATATCTTCGGGGACTTCAACCCTACGAGTGCCTTCTGGCTTGAAAAGTTTTTCGAATATTACGGGGATCATGCTTTAATCAAATCTAACTACCTGGACAATCCATTCCTGCCAGATACCGAAAGACAAAGGATAAGCCGCAGGGCCGAACTTGACGCCAACTTCCGGCGGGTTCATGTTGATTGCGAATACGGGATTTTCGAGGGGCTGATATTTGCCGACTGGCAGCAGATCGATGAATTTCCCCTGAACTGCAAAGTTGTTCGTTATGGTCTGGACTTCGGATATACCAACGATCCGAGCGTATTGGTTAAGATCGGGACTATCGGGGATAATCTCTACGTTGATGAATTGTTCTATCAAACCCAATTAACTAACCAGGATATCCGGTCCAGGCTGGTATCTGCCGGATTGAACGGTCACGAGGTCATTGCCGATAGCGCCGAGCCCAAAAGTATTGATGAAATTTATCAGAATCGATTTGACGGACTTGGAAAAATAAACATCAAGCCAGCTATAAAAGGAGGCGATAGTATTAAGTTCGGTATCGATAAAATAAAGCAATATAAATTACACGTTACCAAAAGATCGGTAAATTTGATCCGGGAATTAAGGAATTACGCGTGGGCCAAAGACAAAAACGGAAACCAGATGAATAAACCTATCGATAGTTTTAATCACGGCATAGATGCCATCCGGTATGCGATAAGTTTAAAACCGCAGGGGCAGACTAAATATAGTTTTGCATGATTAATCTAAAGATTCAGGATAGGCCAGTTGAGGTACCTACCCGGTGGGAGGACGTTACCTTCCGGCAATATGAGGCTTTCATAAACCTAAAGGAAAATGATGCCTTCGGGCTAATAGCCGTATTCACTGGCATTGACCGGGAGGTATGGGAGCAGAGCAAAGAGGTCGAAAACTTTTACCTGATTGAAAATTCTTTAGCGTGGTTAAAGAAGAAACCGCCAATGAGGAAGGCCAAACTACCCTATGAAATTACAGTAAAAGATCAGCGTATTGTAGTCCCGAAATCCCAGGATGAATATATCGTAAAAGAGTACGAGGATTTACGGGCTATCATGCAATTAGAGATCAGGGAGAAGAAGGAAATCAAGTTTGAATTCTATCCGAAGATAGCCGCCATCTTCCTTACCAGAAAAATATTTCCCGAGTATAATAGCAACAATTACGAGGAAACAATTAACTTGATGAAGGATTTGAGGCTCTTTGATGTGTTGGGGATAGGTAATTTTTTTTTGATGAGTTTAATCGAATTGAGAAGTGGCATCAGGAAAGGCTGGCCCCTATGGAGTATGATTCGGAGGAAATTAATGCAGGTGTCCGGGGCCTGGAGGTATGGGGGTTTCTTAACACGCTTAACGAATTGAGTAACGGAATATGGTCGGAGAGAGAGAACATTTTAAACGCAAACGTAATAGACGTGCTTACGGAAGTGCAGAGACGGTCTCACGTTTACGCGTATCAGAAAAGGCTGAATCAGATTTTAACTAAACGGAAATGAGCCTTAACTACCAAGCCATATACGACCTGATCAACACAGCCAGCCAGGAACTTACTTACCCGGTTGATTTTAATTGGGGCGAGGCATCAGACATTGACGAGTATCATGCAGACGAAACGAAAACAATCCTTTGGTTAATGCCATTGATCTGGACGGGTAGCTTCCCGAATGATCTTAACCGGATACTTAAATCCTATCAGATCACGATTTACATTTATCAATCAGACAAACAAGGTTCCAGTAACGAGCAACGGGCAAAGATCACATTTGACTGTGACGCAGTGGCTACGGAATTCCTGATTAAGCTGAAGGATAACCTGCGATCACAAGACAGGGATTTTACTTTTGAGGGATTGAACGTACAGGCCTTTTATAGGCAAAGAGATAACATCCTTTCGGGTTTGCAGGTGCAGTTTACTTTAGAGGTTCCTGATGATTTTGAATATTGCCCTTGAATGAGGTAACCAAAATATTGCAGAAGTACGCCGAGCAGATACCCGCCATGCTCCATCAAAGTATGCAGACAAAAAGGCTCATGGCTTCGGATAAGACAGCAAGCAGCATTTCGGGCAGAGTGTCTATCGTAAAAGGGGAGACTACACTTCAGATCATGGCCGACCTTGCGCTTTTGATATTAGAAAAAGGCAGGGGGCCAACGAAGAAGGGCAGCGGATCCGGGCCCACATTGAAGGCACAGATCAGAACATGGTTAGACTATAAGAACATCGTACCGTTTGATCCGAAGATAACAAAGGATCAGCTTGCCTTTCTGATGGCCCGGAAGATTCACAGAGAAGGGATCGTGGTTCCGAACAAGCATAACCCTGGCGGCGTAATAAGTGATGTAATCAATGATAAGTTGATAGACCAAATATTCGAGGAAATAAAGGCGGTAATAAAGGATCAGATCATTACCGTTGCACATTCGGCAGTCAATGTTTCACAAACCGTTTTAACATGAGGTATTTATTTATCTTATTTTTACTTATTCAGTGTTCCGAAAAGGAGATACCCTGTAATGAGGTATCAGCTATTCAGAAGCCGTACCCTTATGAATCACTCGTTCCGTTTCAGATAGTGTACGGCCCGGAGCCTGTTCTTTATATAAAGTATCTTTATTGCGACAGATCGGACAGTGGGGCGACACAAAACCTGGCAATCACGCTTTTATATCAGAGGGAATCCGGGGATGATTGCTGGGATGATCCTGAAATAATGGTTAACAAATTCGGTTTTACTCCATGCGGACAAATTGATTTATAATGGCCCTACCAACCATATCCAGCCGTCCTTCTAAGGCAATAGGCTCATTCACTTCAAAGTGGAATGCGGCTCACAATCCTATTGTTTATAAAATCGAAAACGATAAATGGCCCACGAATAGCCTTGATACTCCGGATAGTATCACAGCACACGCGGACGATAATGGGGATGTTCAGTTTGAAATCGCAGGACATTCCTATACTACGCTTCAGTGGGTTACTATCGAAGGATCGGATATTGCTTCCTATAATGGAGTATGGCAGATCATTGATTCGGATGCCAATAACATCACCCTTGACCTTCCCTACGAAGCCGGAACATTGGGAAGCCCTACGGCTGTCAGGTATTATCAGAACTATCATAACCTGATTCAGATTTACGTGGGTATTCCGGCGGCCCACGCGCTTAACGCCGATGACCCGATAGCTTTCGTAACCACGATCCGGTCTATCCCGGCGCTGGATAATATTGCCCTTGTGGATGTTTCCGAAATCGTCCGGGAGAAAATCTATATGTTAAACGAGCCGGATGATAACGATATAAACCTGTGGACGGCGTTTTACATTTACTATGCCGAAAGCTATGATGACGTTTCCGGGGGAGAGATTATTCAGTCTATCTCTGAATACACCAGTGATGCGGTGAATGTGTTTTACGGAACCCAGGCCAAGCTTCCATTTCAAAGTCCATACGGCGGGAATATCGGGGATTACGTGGTGGCGGGAAATAACATAGGGGCCTTCCTGACAAAATTCGAGGAAGCCGTATTGTGGCTTGATCTTTACTTTGACCTATCTGTTATTCTGGATTCAACCGAGGCGACAACAGCCACACTGGATTATGAGGAATACGATGAGGAAGGAAACCTGTTGGATACCACTCAAATAGCCCTTGCCAATGAGGATGAGGGGGTTTACCGGGTACGCTTGGATAACCGTACCTTCAATGCGAATACGGCTTACATCATTGCGTTTATAAATGCTTCGGTCGACAGCGAGGAATTAAGGATAGACATTGACCGGGAATGCAGTCGGCAGAATGTTTACCTTACATGGTTGAATAACCTGGGTGGGTTTGACTATTGGAACTTCAAGGCGCAAAGCGATCACGGTGCAGAGTTTGGTAGCGTGGAGCAATACGAGAAAAATATCTTTGAAAATTGGGATACAGACTTCGTTAACGGTGAAACGGTTGAGTCCTTCAATAAGGTTGAGGCGTGGAATAATATTCACGTCCGGAGCCAGCTACTTACCAGGGAACAGATCGATGGGATAGCGAATATTAAATACTCTCCTTTCGTACAGGAGATTGACGCGGACGGAAATAAAAGGACTGTCCTGATAGATAAGGATGATTTCGTTATCCGGGAGGACAGCCGGAGGCTTTATAGCATAGAATTCAATTTAAGATATACCGATAAAATACCCGTACAAAATGCGTGAGATACTCCATGCCTGGTTAATGTGGTTCCGCAGGGAGAACGAGGAACTGTCCCGGAGCAGGCTCAGGGTATGTAATGGGTGTAAACACAGGCGTAGTTTTTTGGGTATCAAATATTGTGATGAATGTAAATGCGTATTACAGGCCAAGACAAGATGCGAAGTATGTGAATGCCCTAAAGATAAATGGTTCAGATAATCGTAGATAATGAAGCCCTTGATTTGACGGAAGCCCCGGTAATGAGTTTCCAGGTAGCTGACATTTCGGATATTGAAAGCCGTCAGGGAGACTTCACCTATGAGTTTGAAGTACCAGCCACACAGAGGAACCGGAAGCTATTGAGACGGAGCCATACTATTTTCGGTTCGCCCTATGAGTATATCGAAGCCTGGTTCCGTACTTCGGCAGACGTAAAGAAAGGATTCATTCAGGTAATGGAATATAAAGATCGCTTCCGGGTAAACTTCTTTTCCGGGAATGCGAACTGGATAGCCTTGATCGGCGACAAGATGCTTTCAGACCTGAATCTTTCAGTATGGGATCATACCTACGATGTGGCGACTATCGTGGCCTCGTTCTCTAATACCGAAGGATATATTTATCCGTTAATCCGGGCTTACTCCGGGCCGGACAGGGAGGCCTTCGCCGGGCTTCTGGCAGACGTTCAGTTTAATTCCGTTGAGGGGTATATCGAATGGGATGATCTTTCGGGGGATTTTTATAATCAAGGTCTTTACGAATCGCCCTTTTATACTTTAGATGGGGATTATAATTTATCAATTTCCTTAAAAGTAGTGGTTCAAAGTTTCTCCGGAACATCGGCCCCGCTTACGATTGTTAAGAAAGCACTGGGGGGATATATCGGATTAACGAGTGTAAACATTACCAGTACCGGAACCTATGTGTTGAGACTGTCAACAACATTACTTGAGAATGACGCTATTGGAATTTACCTGGACACGACCGGAGGGGAGAATATCACAATAGATTCAGATGGCAGTTATGTGTTTTTCTCCACGTCATTCACGGATTTGGAGAACATAGACATTAAAGATTTATTCCCTGCCGTTTACGTTCATTCGATTATCAAGCAGATATTCCAGGAGATCAGTTTCAAATTAGCCGGGTCGTTTCTTCAAAACGCCGATTACCGAAGGATGATCGTACCATTCTCCGGGACGGTCTTTGCCCGGTCGGGTGGATTTGTGATTGAACGATCTATCTACCTGGGACTCGCGGCCCCGGTAACGGTTACCGATCAGACCGTAATCTTCGATGATGAGGCATCGCCGTTCTTTGTATGCGATCTATATATTTCTCCAAGATATTATGCTAACGGGAATTATACGGTAAAAGTCGAGGCATTGATCACGGCAGACGCACAGACATCATCTTCAACAGACCTGATGATCTACAAGAATAGCGTAGCCCAGGATACCGAAACATTTACCGGAAACCCTTACGTGGAACTCTATGCCGAATTTGCCGTAACCGCCGGGGACGTGATAGAGATATTTGCGGATTCAACCGGGGGAGATTTAACCATAGGCGCTGATAGCTGGTGGAAGATAACCGCCGATCCGCTGGTAGGGGAAGATGAGGACGTAACGACCTCGCTGGTCGTTCCCGAAATGAAACAGATCGATTTGATCAAGTATGTTTTCGTTTCTTTGGGTGTGATCCCGGTAGTGGATGACTTCTCGAAGACTTTAACGCTGACTGAATTCAGGTCTGTGAAACAGAAAACTCCCGAAGACTGGTCTTCCAAATTAGCCGGGAAGTATGAAATAGATTTCTATGAGTTTTCAAACAAGTACGGCAAAAGAAACGATTTTAAATACCAGGAAAACGATGAGGATAAGAACCTGGATAACTACCTTTCAAGGAATAACTCAGGATACGGGGACGGGAAGATTCAACTGGATAACGTCTTTCTTACAGGAGATACGACAGTATTTGAGAGTGATTTCCTTCCGGTATGGTTTGACGAATTTACGATCAACGAAAAGACCGCGCACCTATCGGAGTTTATCAGGGACAAAAAGCCGCGTATTCTTTTTGTGGTTCCCGATGCCCTGATAGCCGACTTCTCTGATTTTAGCGAAATACTTGTCGAAGATAATGCTTATTCGCTTACTCATATCGCATGGGCCTATTTCACGAAATACAAATTAGGCTCTGACCTGGATCAGTTTGATACGAATTTGAGTTATACCATGCCGGAGATACTTAACGGTAACGGGCATGGAATACTTTCTAAATACTGGGATGACTACGCTGGCATACTGAACAGGCCGAAGATGCTTATTGCGCCGTTCAAATTGAGCCTTAAAGATATTATAGACCTTGACTATACCCGGCGCAAATACGTTGAAGGGGAAAACATCACAGGGTATTACTTTCTGAACAAAATACGGGATTATGATTTCGATGGCGGGATAGCTGAATGCGAATTAATGCTGATTGATAACCTTGATATTACAGATCAAGTGTTACTTTTACAGGAGCAGGGTACGGATAATTTACTGCTTGAAGATGGCTTTGATTATCTTTATGAAACAGGTGATTTAATTTTATTGGAATAATATGGCAGACAGGAAAATAAGTGCATTATCAGCTATCGTTACGATTGACGATGCCGATTTGCTTACAATCGTTGATGTAAGTGAAGGAGCGCCAGCAGATCAGAATAAGAAAATGACCATGAGCCAGTTGGCCCCGTATCTGCTTACCGGACTAACGGACAATAAACTTTTATTTATCAATTCTTCTGATTTCGGGGCGGCAAGTATTTATTATGATGCCGCAACAGGAAGGCTAAAAATGGGCGGGGCTGTTTCGGAAGTTTCTGCGCTTCTGGATTTAAGCTCAACATCAGGGGCCTTGCTTTTAAGCCGGATGACTACTACACAGAAAAATGCACTTACGGCGGTGAATGGCATGGTGCTTTATGATGCTACGCTTACCAAACTACAGGGATATGAAAACGGGGCGTGGGTGAATTTCAGGGAAACGTCTGCCGGGGCTGATGGTACTATCCAGGAATCAAACGGGGCGGGTGCTTTCAAGGTATCCACAATAGTAGATGACGGTTCTATCCTTACATATACCGGACGCAAATGGGTAGCTACAGCAACGGCAAACGCCGCAACGGGAAACGAAGTGGCGTATAGTCTTGTCGGGACGGTAAATAAAGCGACATCGGGGAATTTCACATTGCTATCAATGAATGTTACCGATACGGCCAGCCCGGATACAATTACGTATATCAGTATTTATAAAAATGGAGTAACGCCTATTCTTTCAATTAATGAAACAGAACTATTATATACCAATGCCACGGGCGTTACATTTTCATTCAATACAAGTGGATTTGACGCTAATGTAAATAGTTCCAATTCTTGCGAATCGACGCTACATAATAACGGATCAGGGGATGTTTATCTTGAAATTGGACAGAACCATGCCACACTCGGAGACCCATACCTGCAATTTGAGGGCAATACAAGGCGGTGGGGCACCGGTATTGATAAATCTAGTTCACAAAATCTTTTTATTAATACTTCCATCGCTCCTGATAGCGCATCCCCATCTAGCGGCACATTATTCGTTTTTGGTTCATCAGGATATTTCGGCATTGGAAATACGCCAAGCGCGTGGATCCACATAATCCATTCATCAGTATCAATGGATAGATTTATCGCTATGGAAAATAACGCAACCAATGGCTGGCGGGTTGATTTTAGAAATTGGGTTGACGGAACTACTGCAAAGCTGACATTAATTAAAAATTCCACAAGCGCACCGTTAATGACATGGGAGGACAATGGAGTTAACGGGGCTATAACCATCGGTGGAACGACGTCTCAATCAGGATATGAGCTGACCGTAAATAATGATATATACGCAGTAGGCGACGTATCGGCATTAACATTTACAGATAGGACTCCATACCCGGAATCACTTGAATTAGCTTATGATTCTATATTATCATTATCGGGGAAAAGAGGAAAGGTTATCCATGAGAAATTACATTCATTTATAAAATCGAATAAGGATAATGGCAGAAATCTATCTGCTTTAGTATCAGCACAAAATGAAGTAATCAAGGATTTAATTAAGCGAATAAAACAACTGGAATTATGAGCGAAAACAAGGTCTATGAATTTGATAAAGTCCTTCACGTTGATATTGAAGGCGTAGTAGATGCTGACTTGAAAACCTTATTGGCAAAGGCATTAATCATTGCCGATTCAAAAGAGAAGTCAGAGATTCTAAAGTATAATGAATGGATTGATGACCTGATTAAGGATGGTAAAATTCAGTTAAGTGGATCGGATAAGGCTAAGCTGGAAACATTCATTGAGAAAAGCACCTACTTAAATGCCAGGGCAAAGGGTGAAATCTTCAAGATATTATCGCAGTAATGGCTGAAAAAGTCGAAATCTTACGCATTGAGGTCGATCAGAAAACCGCCAAAGAGGAGGTAGTAAAACTTGAACAGCAATTGGTCAGGCTCCGCAAGGAACAAGCCGCCTATAAAAAGGTACTCAACGAATCAAACGGAACCAATAAGGAGGCCGCAAGGCAACTCGTAGCGGTAACCGAGAAGATCAAGGATTCATCCGAAAGACAGCGGGAATTAACGAAGGTAACCAAAACCGAGACCGGAAGCTTGCAGGCATTACGCAATGAACTTGCCCGGCTAACCAAAGAGCGGAATAACGTCAACACTACCAGCGATATAGGGAAGAAAAAATTCAACGAATTAAATGCCCAAATAAAGGCTCATTCCGATTCGATCAAAAAAGCAGAAGAAGCCGGAGGGGATTTCCGTCGGTCGGTCGGAAATTACGGCCGGGCTTTGGAAAATGTCGGCGGGCCTATCGGGGCGATCCGGGACAAGATCAAGGGGGTAGGCGAAATGATGGGCAAGGCCGGGCCGATTGGGTTGGCTATCGGTGCGGTAGTCGGGATTGTGAAATTGGCGATTAGCGATATAAGCAAATTCTTTGAATCCTGGGAGGGGCAGTTAAGTGAATCAGGGCGCAAGCTGGAAGCCTTCAAGCTGGCAGTCAAAACCATGTGGCAGGGCATGGCAGAGGAACGGGGGAAGGCTTTAGCGGAAGGGGGAGTTGGCGGGTTCTTCAGTAAATTCTTTGAGCAATTCGGTCAGTTAATATCCATGAACCCGGCAACATTCGCGGCAGGGATAACCAAGTTGGCCCATGAATTCGGGGCTACCGAAACGGCGGCGCGGGAGGTCGTGGACGCACAGATAGCCTGGAAGCAAGCCATCCTTGACAGCCATGTCCCGCTTGCCACCGTCCGCAAGGAAATGGAAGATGCGGAAAACATCATGGCAAACAAATCCGGGCTTGAAACAATGGAGGCCAGGGAATTGGCGTATCAGAAATTCCTTGATTTGCTTGACCGGGAAAATGAAATTGAAGATGATATTACCAAAAAGCAATTGGCATTCTTAGAATTAAGTGGTGCGCTTACTAAAAACAAATTCGAGGAGTTAGATGCGATTCAGAAATTAAAGGCCGAACAGATAGACAGCGATATGCAGGATGCGGATGCCAGGTCTAACGCGGAAGCGCGAATGAAGGATATTAATAAATTAGAGGCTGAGAGAATAGAATTAATCAAATTACGCCAGGAGCAGGAGGCGAATATTAATAATAAAATCAAGGGTATCGGCGGGGACGTTGATGAATTGGGCTTTGCTCCTTTAAAAACACAGGAAGAACTTAATGCTGAATTGGTTGCTGGGACTGCCCGGAAAAATACCCAGATCGAAGAACTGAATAAAAAGAGTGCCGACAGGCAGGTAGAGATTGACAAAGCCATGAATCTCAAAAAGCTGGATGCTATGGCCGGGATTGCTGACATGGCAAGTACATTATTCGAAAAACAAACAGTCGCTCATAAAATACTGGCATCGGCAACGGTGGGGATGGATACGGCGATGGCAATAATGAAGGCACTAGCTACGGTCCCGGTCCCGCTTGACATACCGTATTCAATTATGCTTGGGGGAATAGGGGCGGCACAAATAGCCAAGATTGCCGGGATACAGTTTGCCGAAGGAGGCCGGATCGGTAACCGTGGAGTAAAACTAAGACCTGATAAACGCGGAGATAACAGGTTAATCATAGCCAAAGACGATGAAGTAATTTTGAATGCAAAACATCAGGCGCATATCGGGGCCGATCAGTTAAAGATGGCCGGTGTTCCCGGATATGCAGACGGCGGATTTATAGGATCGAAGGCCGGGCAGACTATCATGCGGGAGGTTTCGAGATCAAATAACATTACCCAAACCCTGAAGAATATGCCCGCCCCCGAGTTGAGCATCGTGGAATTCACCAAAGTCCAGAATAGAATAAGGGTCAAGGAAAAGATTTCAGGAATACGGGGATGAGTTATATCGCTGAAAAATATTGCATACAGCCTGGCGTAGTCATTCAGATGATCCGCGACGGCGTTGTAGATTGGCGGCTGGATGCACTCCATGACTTTTGGACTTTCTATAAGGAACTCGAAAAAACCCGAACAAAAAAGGAAATCAAGGCTGAAATCATGCTCCACTACAAACTAAAGAACCGGGTCACTTATTACCGGATGATGAAAAAATCGCGGGAATTGTTTGATGAATAGGAAATAAAGGTTAATTTAGGGTATGAAATTATGGAATGACTATCAATCCGGAGATCCTGTAATCAAAAGCTATTACAGAATAAACGCAAAAGACGATTTGCCTAAACCGGATTTATCAAATCTAATTTGGGAATAAGGGGCTTCGGCCCCTTTTTTGTTACACCAAACTGTAACACATTTTTTTAATATCCGGGGCCTTTAATATACATTCGGCCCAACATGACAAGCCTTATTTTAATTGACGGTGAAATCGGGGCCGGATTTTTCGGCGTAGGAAACTCCCTTGAAACCATTAAAAATCAGATTGACGCAAACGCCGATGAGGTTGAAGTACATATCAATTCTGTAGGCGGGGACGTTCGTGAGGGCTTTGCTATCCATGGCTATCTGAAATCATTAGGAAAATCAGTTACCACTGTTGTTATCGGTAAATGTTACTCCATTGCAACGATCATACTTTTAGCCGGGGAGAAACGCCTGATGCAGCCGAACGCGGAACTCATGATACACAATCCCTGGGGAATGATTCAAGGGGATGCCGATGAAATCAAGAAGTACGCCGCCTGGGTACAGAAGCAGGAAGATGAAATCCTGAATTTCTATGTCGAAAAGACCGGGAAGCCGAAGGACAAAATCCGCAAGATGATGGATGAGCAGACATTCATGAATTTCGATCAGGCAAAGGATAACGGCTTTATCACGGGGCAAGTTGAGGAAATGAGGGCTGTGGCTTTACTTAATTCAAACTATACAAATATGAAAGAATTCACTCCTGAACAAAAGCAGGAATTAAAGGGCATGTTTGAAAAATTCGGCGATAAGATTGCCGGACTATTCAGCAGGTCGGTCAAGAATATGCTTATCGAAACAACGGATGGTAAGCTATTCATTGAATCAGAGGACAAAGAACTGACCGGGAAAAATATCTTTTCCACAAACGATAAGGGCGAAAAGGCAGACCCGGTAAAAGACGGTGATATTACCCTGTCGGACGGCAGGACGGTTACCGTGAAAGCCGGGAAAGTTGAGAAAATCCAGGCAAAGGTTGACGAAGCCAAAGCCCTGAAAGACCGGATCGCCGAACTCGAAGCACAGATTAAAGAGAAATCGGAAAAAGCTACTGAAAAGGAAGCCGAAGTAGAAACCGCCAAAGCGAAAGTAATAGAGGTTCAGGCTCAATTCAACGATCTGCGGAAGATTGTTTTGGGTGAAGACCCGCCCAAGCTCCCGAAGCCCAGGACAGACCCCGAGGGCATTGAGGATGATCCGATGATCAAATGGTATCAAAAAATTGTAAAATAAACGAATATGCCACTAACACCTAATTTTGATTTTGTTTATCCCGGCAAATATTCGATGGACGAAATATATAAGCCATCGGTTGATGTGCCTGAAATAACCCAATTATTCACCGTCAGGCAGGGGATCAAGTCGGGCCAGCAGATTCCGGTTGTGGGTATTCTGGAAAATATTGTCAAGGCCTATGTTACCTGCGGGGATAGCCCTGTAGGAACTGCAGAGATCACGAACTGCAAAATCGAAGTCTCCGAGTTGAAAGTCCACTTCCAACAGTGCAAGGATGACTTCGAGGCTCATTTCCTGGAAGACTGGCTTGATGACGGCCTTGCAGGCAGGGAACTGTCGGCGAAGCTCCGGAGCGTGATTAACCAGTTGGTTTTAAGCGCAATGAGGCGCGATAACTTCCGCATCCTTTCCTTCGGGGACGTAACGAGTTTGAATACGAAGTACAATCAGCTTGACGGTCTCTGGACACAGGCGATTGCATTGAGTACCGAATACTGTTACCCCAGGATTGATGCCATCGGAACGGGAGCGCTTGCTCCCGGGGCCGCACTCACTTACCTGCGGAATGCCTATAATGGCGCACCGATTGTTTTGAAACAGGTTCCAAATGCTCAAAAGGGATTCTATGTAACCGGATCGGTTTGGGAAAACCTTCTGGCCTCCTATGAATCCAATACCACAGGATCAGAGGATCAGTTTGGTCTCCTTCAGAGGGGTCCGACAGGAAACCTAATGTTCCGGGGAATTCCGGTATTCCCATATTATGCCTGGGACCAGGCCCTTGCCGATCCGTTAAGCCCGTTATTCGGCGTTACCGAACACCTGATCCTGTACACTACTCCCGCGATTCATATTGTAGGTATGGCAAAACAGGCAGACATGGGCCAGGTACGCGGATATTTCTGGGAAGAAAACGAAACGTACAACGTGAAAGCACAGTACAAGATGGGTTATAAGGCCTGTCTGTGCGAACTTGCGGTAATCAGTTACTAACCCTAAATACTTAAAAGATGGCATCGTGCTTAATTACAGCCGGGCTGATCGCTGATTGCGAAGCCCTAAGAAGGATCGGAGGCGCAAATCTAAGGTTTTGGGTTTTCAACATTGCCCAGGTAAACAAGGCCCTTGGAACGAAAGGCTATACGATGACCAGCGATTATATCAGTGCGATAAACTGGACCACATACGGGGGATTATATCGTTATGAAACGAATAAGAAATCACAATCCGGGGGACATACGGTTAAATCACAGGCAGGGGGGAATACATTTTATAATCATGATGTGATCCTGAAACTGTTCCCGGTAACACCCGTAGATGATCAGGCTATCGAGGAACTGGACGTTGGCAACGTAGGCATAATCCTGGAAACCAGTAACAGCGAATTCTTTATGTTCGGCGGGTACAACGGAATGGAAGTAACCGAAGGAACACAGAACTCGGGTCAGGAAGCCGAGAGCGATACGGCAACTATCAGGACATTGGTAGGCGAAGAACGCGAATTGCCAAAGAGGATTCTGGCGACAGACTACGCCACTACCTTAGCTTTACTTGAAAGCTATGAACTGTAAAACAAGGGGAGCTAAAAACTCCCCTTTGTTTTATGCCTGAAATAACCGATATACTAAACAAGGGCATCCCCGCCAGGAAAACCAAAGAATCATTACGGGATATGGAATTGTTACGGCAGTTTTATATCCGCAAAACGGGTAAGAAATTCCCGTGCAGTTGGTGTAACCGGGCATCACTTTTTAGAATCTGCAAGCAACTTGTATAAGATCGTACAAATATATTACGATGATGATTCGCTGAAAAACTGTTACATCAATCAGCACGTTTCGCTACTCTATAATCCCGTACCTACAAAATATTATGAGAATTCAGTTATCCTGGATTCCATAGAGGTCATTCCGAAATATGATTACTTCGGCGTATGGTCGCACAAACACAGATTAAAGGTTCATGGTAAGGGATTTAACTTCCCGGAATTTGAAAAGAGGCTAGAGAATGTTGATGTGTTTGCCTTTCAGAGGTTCCTTCGTAACGGCAGGATATTTTCAGGCCCGCAGGAACGGGAATACGGCAGGCTGTTTAATCAACTGATGGAACACCTGAAAATGAAATACCGTTTTCCTGTAAGATTAAAATTCGTGGTTATGCAGAATCATTTTATCTGCAAATCCGAAATCCTGGTTAAATATATTTCTAAGGTTTTGGGGCCAAGTATAAGGTTCATGGATTCAAGGGCAGAATATGATCAGAAAGTTTCTTACGCCGGGCCGGGAGAATACACTTATAAGCCGTTTATTTGCGAGAAATTATTCTCCGCTTTTCTGAATGAAAATAGTTTTAAGTGTGAACATTGGTAAGAGTATATCAAATATATTACAGCGAAGAAACGAAGGCCCGCTTAGAGCCTGAATATATCCCATATTATAATAATCCGTCAACGGTATTCTTTGAGGCGAAAGTCATGTGTGATCTGATAGACAAGGGCGCACACAAGGGGGCGGATTATTTTGGCGTGGTAAGCCCTTCTTTGAGGAATAAAATAAAAGGCACGAAGAAGTGGGGGACTTCAATCAGGAATATGTCTGAACGTGAGTTTTCACCTAAGACTTTTGAGCAGTTGGTTATGGATTTTAGGCCGGATATTGCTTCTTATACCACACACCCGGCACATGCTATATTCCCCTGGGCCGAACGGTTCCATCCCGGTATCTGCAGGGCAACGATCAAGATATTGGAGAAGATGAAG